CTGTGGAGCACCACTCACCGTACCACTTACATAGACCGTTGATCCCTTGGGAATGGTTGACCCGGTAGGATTCTCTGCAATGAATACGTTATCCCGAGCGTAGACTACATTGGTTGCAGATTCGTTGTCCTGCTCCAGCCGGGTAAACCCATTCAAGGTCTTGGAGTGAACAAGTAAAGTCCCCGCCGCAGGAGAAGCAGGATTAGAAGATTGTCCGACAAATGTCTGAAACCCTGCGCCCGCAGTGCCTGTGATTGCAAGGGATGTTGCAGAGGCTACGCCAAGGCTAGGCGTTATCAGCGTGGGGCTGGTGCTGTAGACCAGCTTGGCGGTGCCCGTAGCACCCGTGCTGGTGACACCCTCGAAGGTAGTGTGGCCTGTGACGCTGAGCGCCCCGGTGAGGGACACTGACTTATCTTGGTCAACTGTTACCGCGACAACAGGAGTTGTAGTCGTATTAGGCGTAACGTACAGCAGTGCTTTCGTGCCATGTGCTGTAGCGCCCCACGCTTCAGTGGTAACACCTTCCCAATACGCACCGGCAAGACCATCGGCAGAGGTAGTCGCATATGCAGCAAACTCAAACCGGCCCAGACTGTCTCCACTTTGAGGGGCTTGTGGCGCACCAGTATTCCCACGGAATTTGGTAACACGAATAGCAGAGCCATTGGCGTCACCGGAGTAGCCGCGCATAGCTATACGGGAAAGAGAGCCGTTGTCCCCGACAGCGCGGATCAGGATATCAGGTGCAACTGCTGTCCCAACACCAATATGGGCTGCGTTTATTAATGCAGCATTTGCTAGATTAACATCTCCTGCTGCATCTGTGTTTACAGACTTCTCTGCGGGGTAAGCGCAGAACACATCCTTGTTGCCTGAAGTAAGTGTCAGGATTGAACCTGTGCTGGAAGCTAGGATCGTATCGCGGGAGAGGGTTGTACCGGAAGCTGTGTACGTACCCAGACCCACTTCCCATGCTCCCGTAATGGGGTCAGCAATGGCGTAGTATGTAGTGTTTGTGTTCCCAATGGCGGCGAAGGATTGGAACCCAGCTACAGCACCAGCAAGAGTCAGTGTCCCAGCGCCTGTAGTAGCGGTGGTTTCCTTCACACGGTCTTTAAGCACTAGCGCCATTTTGTATCCTTACGTTGGAATAACGATCCAACCGGGGGTCTGGTCATCGTCTATATTTTGCCAGTTCGCGCTCTGACTGTCATCAATTATCCCCCACACCAGCACGTTGCCAATGGAAACAATAAGTTGTACCCCGGTGACGTTGGCGTTTACTGTTTTGATAACCGTCTGTGCTGCAACTGCCTGTACCAATTCTGATACGGTGCCAGCAAAGACAGTCTGCACAGCTACGGATGAAGCGATAGATGCGGACTCAGCCAGCACCGCATACTGTGTGCTTGCACCAGCAAAACTAGCAGATGCCGCTACCGCTTCAGCAACTGCGGCTACAAACACCGCTGTATTAGAAAGGGATGATGCTGCCTGCGCCACTTCTGCAATAGCAGCCGCAAAGTCAGTCTGAACTGAACCCACTGCACTAGCGGAAACGTGTTCTGAAACTGAAGCAAGGAATGCGACTTGGGATGCGAAGGATGCCGCAGCAGAAGCGCCTTCAGCTACGCTTGCCGTGGCAAGGAACCCGCCAGAAATACTATCCGCTGCCTGTACAGCTTCCGCTATTGCCCCAATGAAGGTAGCTATTGCTGAACTTGTGTCTGTACCTGTAGCTGTCTCTGCTACTGCGGCTGTGAAGGTAATGTTTCTGTTGCTGCTATCCGCTCCTGTAGCTGCAGCAGTCAGGGCTACGTTAAACGTGTTGTTTTGCGTATCAAACACAACCCCTGCGGTTGCAGCCTCTGACCGGGCAACATTGAACGTGTTGTTTAAGTTGTTGAATACAGCCCCCGCAGAAGCCGCTTCAGCAATGTTCCCACCAAAGATAGCCGTAGTGCTATATGCCCCACTAGCTGCTGCTGCCTCCGCAACAGCAACAGAGAACGCGCTGCCCCCTAATGTGGCAAACGGCGATTGGGCAAATGCAACATCTCCAAACACCGCACTTCCTTAAGTCGCAGTCAAGGAGAAGGTGTACGTTACATTGAGCGTGTCGCCTGACGCTACAGACTTATCACCGCCAGTGAAGTCACCACCTGAGAACAGTGTGCCTGAAGTCGTAGTCGCAACGCTACACAAAAAGGCCCCTGCGATAGTAGCAGTGCCGTTAATGGCGAATGAAGTGGGCGTATTGGTAATTACCGAAGGATTGGCAGTTGTAGATGCGCCAAACGTCACAGCTTTACGGTTCCCGGTGTAGTCCGTATTCTCAGTCCAGCCGCCTGCACCTGTTGCGCCATGAGAAGCCAGCGTATCGCCTGCGGAGTATGTTGTATTAGCGCCGGGGCCAGTGACAAGCCCGAGATACCAAGTCGTAACCTGAGTGGCTGCGCCAAAGTACACATCGTTCATGCTCTTAAGGCCAACATTCACAACGAGGTTGTGGAACGTGTCCGACCATTTCTCTTGACCATCAGGGCCAATACAGGTAACGGTGTAAACACCACCTGCACCAACGCTATCAGAGCCTTGGGGATTGGTAATCAAGCCAGCAGTAACTGTGTCTTGAGCTTTGGAAATTTCTGTAGGCATGATAGCTCCTGATTAAGAAATACGCACAATGGCGTTGTTGGCATCTGGTGTGGGGAAGATAACGGTAAAGGTATCGTTAGCCACGGTTTTGTCTGATCCAAAGTCCAGCACAGCTACGGACTTGTTACCCTTGGATGCGTTATAAATCAGCGCACCCCGTGCTGTAAACGTGCCGTTGGGCCATGTAGCATTGGCAAACGAAGCAAACGCAGTCGGAATATTGTTGGCGTTGTTACCGTAAGTCGGGGATATGGAGATAACCAAGTCCTGCCCAGTAGTCGTGTAGCCTGCGCCTGAGATTTCACCTGTAGCTGTATATACAGTGGTAGTCGGGCCAATAGACGCAGACGCTGTGTACAGTGCGATCTTGAACGTATCAGGCAGTGTGGGGCCAAAGTTATGAACCGCCTGAAGCGCCTCAACCTTAAACGATGTGGTTGCTGTTTGGGAGATTGTCATGGTACTTTAACCTTTGCTTGTCCATCTCTGTAGGCATCCCCGCGCTCAAGCCCGTCACCCAGACGTTTAAGTTGCTGCATAGCCTCGGTGTATTTAGCAACATAGAGTTGAAGTAAGTCTGCTTCGCCTTTAAGATACGTATAGGCTTCAATGATGGCACCGTACAACAGTACAGGATCAAAATTATCACCAAGCCATGTCGTACCACTTGCCGCAGTGGTTATAGACTCTGGGTAATAGAAGTAGTGCAGTTCAGCGGCATAGCCAACATCAGGGGTTGGGCCAACCATAAACGACAACTCTGTAGGCTGCGTTAGGCGAGAACCGAACAGAGCGTAGTACTTAGGCGTCCCGGTAGTTGTGGGGACTGTGTAGCACTCGCGGATGAAATTCACATCCTTGTTCAGCAAGTAACTATAAGCCCCCGTAACGGGATCAATAATGGCTAACGAGTACGTAGCAAGAAAGTCATCAGGGCAGGCTAGGTACTTATTACTTGCTGTCATAGCGCCTGTGACATTCTTCCGAAGTGCCGAAATCTGCACTGTGTTGTATATACGTTTCTCGGCTTCAGTAATGAAGACGTTCATGTCCGCTGTGGGAAACGTGTTCTCACAGTAAGAGGAAACAGCCGCGCAAAGTTCAGAGTACGTCACGCCATCGGCCCCCGAGCCATAACTCCACGTTCAGCCGCGCCAGTACCACGAATCTTGATACCGGAGGTTTTGGTTTCAGAAGGTGTACTGATGCCAACTCCATCCATCGGAGTCCAATCAGGATTGTTCATCTTCTTGGCAATGCGCTTACCCGCTTCAATGGCGGGGATAGACTTAGGCTGTCTATAAACTGTAGTGACCATTACTTGCTCCGTTTCTGGTTTACAACCTTGGCTTCACCACGCCCATACTTGAGCATATCTTCGTTGGTTTTGCCACCACCGCTGCCGGGTTTCTGGTTTTGCACCGGAACTGTCTTTTGAGTAGCCATCATTTTCTCCTACGAAACCGTCACTGTTACTGTACCGATTATCACACTACAGACCAAATAATTTGGCGTTGTTTGTGTGACTGCGCTATCTCCACCGCCAACCGGGTTCCAACCCCACTGAAATACTCTGCTACCTTGGGCAAGCGAATCGTCCACTGTAAGCCCAGACTGCAAGTAGCTATTGTCCCGCCTCGGGTTACGTAAAGCCTGTGGGTCTTGGACAGGATACATCCCTAATTGTAATTGTGGATGATCTGGACTCCAACATTCACTACATACCAACAGCCCCGTTCTTTTCAACTTAACAACTTCGTACTGCAAGTTTTTAAGCAGGAACTGAAACCCACACCTATCGCAGACACTTATCGCCTTCTTGCCACTAGCAAAAGGGCTACCCATACGCCACCCGATTACCTTTACGACAGTTTTCCAAGCCCGGTATAACCTGCATATTCAGCGGAGTGTGCAGCCCAGAAACAATCTTTCCCTGCAGCGGAATCACATGATCCACGTGCCACGGAAATCCAAACATCTTGGTTCGTAATGCAGCTAATTCATGCGCCTGTTCAATCATCCACATATCGTCTTCTGCCAGCCAAGCAGGGGTGCGTTGAAGTTTTGCGGCTTTGCGCTTCGCTACCAGCGCGTTTATCTTGCCGGGATTCTCCTGTGCGTACTGCTTCTTGCTTGCTACTACCGCTGCTCTGTTAACCGCCCGATAGTTCGCCGCATACTGTAAGTTAGTTGCCTGCCGAAGCTGGTACTGCTCTTTCCCAAGTTGCTTGTATTTCTCGGGGTCTTCGGCATATCTGGCACGAAGTTTTAACTTATTCTCTTCGTGGTTGGCAAACCATGCCGCTTTCTTATCCGCAAGCACTTTCTCACGATTTCTGAGTCGCCACGCAGCCTGATCTGCTTTCGTCTTTTCTAGGTGCGCTAAACGATACGCCTTCTTACAGGCGGCAGCAGCAAGAGGGTCTTTATGCGGCATAACTTAGCTTATGAACATTTGCCGGGGCACCAGACGAAGGGTAGCTTTTTCTCTGTCCTCGGAACTGGCTAAATCCCACGCTTCTTGATATTGCTGCTGTAGCATACCCAGCCGCTCCATCCCATTAGGCAGCTTCAGCGCCAAGTAGTACGCCAGCCCAGCAACTAGTGAAGGGAGGAAGCGGAACGGCACATCCGGGGTGTTGGCACCATTGCCAGCGTCTTGCAGTCTACGCAAACGCCAGTACACGATCTGATAGGTCTGGGACGCATCAGGAACAGGCCAGAGCGTAAATTGTGGTGCTTCCAGACGTTGTATCCAGATTTGCAATGGACGCGCCTGAGAGAGTTTATTTGGGATCGTGGCATAGGTACTGGAACTGATGCGAGTACAAGTCAAGTCAGCCTGCGTTGATGCACTACCTGCGCCTGTACGGATCACATGGTCGATAAGGTCAACTGTATCTGCGGGAAGTACGTAGGTAGCGGTTCCGGGGACAAGGTTGATGGTGCCTGAGTCGATTGTCCATAGGTTAATGCCACGGTTGGCCCAATCTGCAAACAGCAGATTCATGCTGCGGCGTGCGGTACGTAAAGAATATCCTGTCCTCAATTCTTCTCCACACCGCTCCATCGCCTCTTCTACGATTTCTGGAAAATCCAAAACAAAGCCTGTCGTACCCGACGTGGTCATATACTGCTCCTACAGTTAGAAAAATGCCACCGCTTCATAGCATTTACGTGGCCTGCTTTCCCGCAGTGCGGGCATACTACTGGCTCTCTAGCTGCATGTGCGGCGATCATTTTAGCACGGGTATCATCTGTATGGGTCTTGCCAAAGAAGGGGTTTCCCTCACCGGTAAACATCTCCGCGTAGCGCCGCTTTAACGCCTCCGGCACTACTCGCCCAAACATGGGATTGTTTCTGCCACGAACACGGCCCGGGTTATTTGCGTGGTTACGTTTTTGCGAAGCACGTATCTTTTCATTACGGGTAGTAGCACCAACCTCCGCGTAGTGTTGTTCCAGAGTAGTATCCACTGCGTGAATACGACGCGCTTTATTCCTTGCGGCTAGCGCATCTCGCTCGTATTGTTGAATAGGTAGTTTGCGCAGTACTTTGCCCTTAAAGGAATTCCGTAAAAGTTCCCGTGTACTATCGGCAACCGGATGCCCCATCTGTCCAGCAGACATTCGACTACGAGTCTCCGTGCTGCGAATCTTACCTTTACCCGCTAGTGATATTTTGGCGCGTACTTCCATAGAAGGACTTCCTAATTGCCCCCCGCCACCCATCGCGTTATAGTGCGGGCGCAGCGTCACGATGTGCTTGACTTCAGCGGCATTAAGGCTATCGCGGTCTTCACATTCCTCAATAATTTCATGGGTAAATGCGCCGGGGCCATATTTACGAATAGCTGCCGCCATAACCCATCCGGCACCATTACGGGCATCTTGACAGTGCTTCGACCAACGCGAGCTAAAACGCGTCTTTGTCTGCCCTATGTAGAAATGCCCGTTCACCGTATTTGTTACCTTATACACAATGCCGTACATACTATTCCTTCTGAACTACGTACCGGGTATGATACAGTATCCAGAAAGACCTGTCAGCTATTTAAGTCCCTTAAGCGTTTCCGCGAGTCTTGCCCGTTGCCCCAGCTTCCCGCCAGCCTGCGCCGCCTTAGCCAGCTTCTTAGCAGGAATCTTCTCTCCTGCAGGAATCCCCATCTGTCGATGTAAGCCACCTTTGTTTTTCGTAGCTTCTGCTATCCAGCCGCCTTTGGCGTACACAGTGAAGTCTGTATTGTCCCGGCGCGGCCTTTCCTTCGCACTTGGCATCTTGCTCGGGGCTATGTCGCCCATACCCCGGCTCGGCATCATGTTATCTTCGCAGCGCGTGCGCCCCGTGCTTCGCCCCATCCTTTGACGGAGCCGCCCTTAGCCATACCCATACCAGAGTAAGAGCCTCTAGCCTTAATGCGCGGGTCTTCAACAGGTACTGTCCTACGAGCTTGATTACGTGCAATAGCTGCCTTGGTATCTGGGCCAAGAGTATCCACAACTGAACCGCTATAAATGCTGCGTTTGTTAGGATTCTCAGCGGGAGCAGCCTCAGTTGTGGGGTTTATCTTCCCACGCCCGCTGCCACCTTTGCTGGAAGAACCCATATCAGTGGTGAACTTCTTACCGCGCCACATGAAGGTTTTAAGACCTTCTGCACGGGCTTCTGCAAATGCTTCTTTAAACGAAAGCTCTGGAACAGGCTCGGCTTTTGGGCCAGCAGGTACAGATGCGGCAATGTCTTGCGACTCAGCAGAAGCGTTAGCTGCTTCCATTGGATCAACTTCACCGCCATCATCATAGCGTTTAACTCGCCCACCTTTGGCGTAGCCCATAGCAGCAATCTTCTTGCGGTCTTTTTCGTCTTGCGCTGCTTGCATAGCCTCTTTCTCGGCATCTGATTTCACGCGAGGAGGATTAACAAAACCACGACCAGCACCGGCTGTAGAGCCGCCATCACCGAATTTACGCACACGACCTCCCCGTTTCATTTCAGCAGCTTCCGCTGCCTCTTCCTTAACGTACTTTTCTGGGACGCCAGCTTTTTTCATAGCTGCAACGTGTCGAAGTTCTTCAGCTTTGGTAGCCATGTCAGTCTCCTAGCACTTACCGCCGCGCTTCATGGTGATGGTCTTGCCAACAGTCTTGCCACGCTGGGCAATACCGTCAACAGCACCGCCCTTGGCAAACTTCTGCTTCTTGTCGAAGGCTTCCTCTTTCTTGGAACCTTCTTTGCCAGCGCCTTTTTCTTTATCCTTAGCGGACTTCTCAAACAAAGCGAATGGGAACTTACCTTTGGTAGCCATGACTTACTCCTTATCCACAGAACAGGGTTACAGCAGTAACGACTGCCAGCGTGACGATTGCGAAATCAGAAAGACTACTGCGTGTAGTCAGGATGCCATCTTGAGGAATAGCAACGCTCACAGCGAATGCGGCTGCGGTGACAGGCGGTGTATCAACCTGAAGGATCAACGTACCTGAAGTGGTATTGCGGTTGATCTTCACACTACCTGCGGTAGCACCAGCCACGTAGTGCATCCCCTTGATGCGGCAACGGGGAAGGGCTAGGGAGCCAACCGTTCCAACACTGACATTACCTGCGGCAGCGCCACTTGCGGTGATGCTGTCCACCCGTGCGAAGAAGGCAGTTGTAGTAACCGCAGCACCACTTCCGCCTGTCAAGACTTCAGTAGTTACTGCGCCATTGAGCGTACCAACTGCTTGCCCGACAACCGTGAAGGTAATGCCTGTGTCCACCCCAGCAGAGGTGATTGCGATCTTGTACCCGCAACCATTGAGAGAAACCTCATTGGTCAGAAGCGTCAGCGCACCTGCGCCAGATACTCCAGCGGCAGCACGTAGCAGGACTGCACTAACAGACGGTGTTATTGCCCATACATCAGCTTGGCTCATTTTGAGGCTCCGGTTCGTTCAGTTTGGCTATCAGCATCTTGTAAGAAGCGACTGTCCCTTGGGCGTGTGCTATAAAGGTTTGGGCCTTCTGCATCTCGACTTCAAGGGAAACAATCTCAGCCTGCAAGAACTCTTGCGTGATGACCATGATTACTGTGCGTCAGAAACCATCAACCAGTACGCCTTGCCAGCCGAGTCAACCATCTTGATCGTGTGGCTGATAGCAGCGGCTGTCTTGGTAGCAACCATTGCCGCAGGAGCGTTGAACAGGTTCGTCACTGCGCCTGTACCAGAGTTAGTAAAGCGGATGAAGGAGGCGTTAGTCCAAGTGCCGCCAGTAGCGAAGCTGGAGTCAGCTTGGATAGCTGCCAGAGTGCCGCCCGGATTGGTAGACGTACCGCCCAGAGTAGCGCGTAGCGCGTTACCAGCACCGGAGACAGTCGAGGTGCCATCAATCTCAAGGCTGATGTGTGCGCCGTTTACAGTGCCGCCGGGGGCAACTGCACCAGAGCCGGTAGCAATGGAAGTGAAAGCGCGGAGCGTTTCGCCAGAACCAGCAGCAGTGAAGACCAGCTTTTGATAGCTCAGGCGGGTGTCGCCATTCGTAGCGGAGGTCGATGCGTAAGAGCTAGTGACGTTACCAGCGGTAGTGACTGCGATGGGGGCTGTGGCGGTGCCGGAAATGAAGCCGTTCAGGGACGTAACCGGGCCGGAAAACGTGGTGGAACTCATTGAGTTTTCTCCTAAGCGATTAAGGAGTACCCGTCTGCTTAGCGTCGGCCCGACCCGTCTGGTACTCCCGATTGTTCGGGGTTATGCGAAGCATACTACTTTAACTCTGGGGGTGCAAGTTTCTTTTGCCCCCGCTTCGCAAGAAATGCGGCTTTCCATACCGGGTCTGCCCATCGCGCCCTAAGCGCAGCAGCCTTAGCTGCCTTCACATCAGGTCGGTTAGCTATCTCTTTATTGTTGGCTGTCTGTGCGGCAGCGTACAGCGGATCGGCCCATTGTGCCGAAGCCTGTTTGCTGGTCTTGGCCTTGGAAGCGTCTGTGCTACGGGCAGCGGCGATACCGTCCTGCCGCTTCTCGCGTATATCGGCCTTTTTCCATGTGGCTATGCTAGCTTCCGACTTGACTGCACGTGCTTCGGGGGTGCCTTGCACTTTGGTCTGGGCGGCGACTACCTTGGCGCGGTACTCCGGGCGCTGCCATTTATCCTCAGACATTTTCTGAATAACCGCCTTCTGTGCAGCAGTCCACACAGTACCACTACCGCCTTCGCCCCCATCAGTAAGATTGAACAGCGTACCCGTGCCGAGGTTCCGCCGCCCATAGACAGCAATCAGCTCTATCTCTTTGGTGAAGGCAGCGGCCTCATCAGGTGTTTCAAGCACGCGCTGGGGATGTACCTCAAGTCCCTTCTGGCGCAGGTGAGACATGAAGTCTTGAAAAGGTTTGTTGTGTGAACCTTTAAGCCAGTGGGACACATCCCTATCCCCCGTGCCTTTACCTACGTACACAGGCTGGTTGTTCTTACTGGGGCGGGGGTCACGGTAAACATAAACATAAAACATGGTAGCTCCTTGGTTGATGCCCAAGTATATACCAATGAACGGAGAATTACAAGTATTTCGCAGGGTTACGAAAAGGTTATGACACAGGAAATCCGTACACACAAAGAAAAAGGGAGCCGTAGCTCCCTTTTTGATAGCATAGAATCTAGGTTCTATGCGGGTTCGCTTAGGACGAACCGGGGCTACCAAATACCCCGAGCGGATCGCTGACACCAAAAGAATAGCGTTCGCGGCTCTTATATCTCACGTTGCCTGTATCAAAGTCTCCATCCATTCCGGTACTCAAAGGAGTACGGACGAAGTGCTTCAGGCCGTTCGGAACGTCAGTCAGCAAGAACCAAGCATTCGTGTCGGTCAAGAAGTGGTTAACGGTGTAGCCTTCGGGGATGGAACCGTTGTTCTTCAGCGCGTTGAGATCGTTGTCAGCGGTGCCAACACGGAGGTTGGTTTCCAAGACACGGGTAGCAACGAATTGCAGAGCAGGCGGGATCACCAGCTTCTTCGGCTTTGCAGCGATCAGCAGACCACGCTCATCAGTCCAAGCGGCGATCTGAATGACTGCGTTTTCCAACGAAGTTTCATTCAAGTCAGCGCCGGTAGTTGGGCGATTGCTATTGGTGCCGCCACCAACCAGCGGGTGTGCCGTAGAGAACAGCACTTGACCGTCACCATAGGTGGGGTTGCCCACACCAGTGAAGCCGGTGTTCAGGGTGTAAGCACCCTTGACCTGCTTGGTATAAGCCATTGCACGGGCCAAAGACTTCGTATAACGAGCCGAGAGGCTGTCATACAGATTATCTTCAACCGCTTCTTCCGTGATGGAGAAGCCCATTGCGATGGTCTGGTGATCGTAACGAGCAGTCCATGCTTCTTGCGCGTTGTCATACGCAATAGCAGAACCTTCGTTCTTCACCGGGGCCGCACCGAAGCCAGCCAGCTTGGTTTCTTCTTCAAAGGAGCGCTCAGACGATTCGGTTTCATAAATTTCTTTATGTTCTTCACCGTAACGAGCATATTCCATACCGAACAGAGCGTTCAGGCCGGGAAGGAGTTCCTTCAGTAGTTGTGCGCGAGAGATTGCCATGATTTAGCTCCTTATTAGGCAACGCCGGTAGCGTTAGTGTAGGAATGTTGCCCAATGTTGAACTTCACCAGCAAATCCGTCTTGGCATCGCCAACGGTAGATGTAGTGCTGTTAACAAAGCCGACAATACGGAACGCTGCTGTACCAGCCTGCGCGGTCAAGCTGACTGCCACATTGGAGTTACCCGTTGCGGTAGAACCAGTTGAAGTGCTTTGCGAGTTAGCGAACAGCACGTTTTGGCCCAAGGAGGTCTGACCAACAGCACCATTTGCCTGAACTTGAAAGACTGCGCGGTCATCATCAATGACGTATGCAACACCATTCAAGGAGCCGGTGGGGTAGTACTGACCAAAGACCGTTTGGCCCATAGAGTTGGTATACGAACAACCAACGAACACGCCAATCGTGCCAGCAGGGAAGGGGCTACCTGTGCTGCCATCTTCGGTGACTACGTTGATGTAACCGTCAGTATGAATCTTCACGACAAAGCCGTTGAAGATGTTGGACGCATAACCCGCAGGGTCAATAGCGAAAGACCGAGTGCTACCGGCAAACGGTAGACCCCCGATCAGATTTACGGCACGAAGGCCGTTGGGAGAAGCAGTAGCAGCCATGTAAATGACCTCCTAAAGTTAGATACCTTTTCCGAAAGTAACCTTTGAACTACGCTCTTTAAACAGCGGCATTCTTGGGTCACTATCACGCATGAAGTTGTTATCCACAGAGTCCATCTGCGCCATCGCCAGTTGACGGTAATGGGCGTCACGTTGCTCTGTAAACTCAACAGGTGTTTTGCAAAGAAGCAAGCCACCGATTTCCACGCTGTCTGGGAAGCGGAGCTTGTCGCCGCCCATAAGCTGAATTTCGGGATGCTCAGAAGCCTTTACAGGTTCCCAACCCTCACGGAGCTTTGAAGAGATATTGATGGCATCTGGGTTTCCGAGGGTACTCAAACGAATCCAGCGAAATGCAAAACCCGGCTCAGGAGTCGGATCAGGCAAAAGCTGTGGGGGTGTCCATTTTGTAGGACGCTCCAGTTTTGCGCGAGTTTCAAGTTCCCGTGGTGTACGTTCAGTGGTTGCCATTATATTTTCCTCATTTCTTCCGCTACCTTACGGGCATAGAGTTCCAAAGGAACGCCGAGCCGCTTGGCGATGTTTACCTGCGTTTGTGTAAGTACGACTTTTTTCGGCGCTGTACTACGTGATGCTGGTGCAACTACATTTGACTTGGTGCGCTGAGAAGATTTAGCTTCAGCGGGTTCCTCGGCAAATGTCTCCGGGAACCGATTCCTGATATCAGAGTTAATACTGTTAAAGTATTCGTCACTGGCTACCGGGACTCCTGATTCAACAAGGTCTTCGTGGAGGCTTAGAGCATAAGCTGTCATCTTTCGATTACTACCAAACCACGGATTCTGCTCATTCCATTCGCGTGTTTTAGTATCCAACTGAGGCTGTTGAGCCTGTTGTGGCGGTTGTACAACATTTTGGGGTGCTTGTACAGGGGCTGGTCGAAAATTGTTTACACGATCAGCTTTGATTGTTGCGGTAGTCAGTTTTGCCTGTGCTGCGATAACCCCATCCGAATCACCGGATTCATAAGCTGCCTTGTATTCCCGCTTTGCATCCTCAATCTCGGAGCCGACCACCTTCTTTGCCTGTTCCAGCAGGGCATTCTGGTTGTTTGCCAGTGATCCTTGGAGTTTCTTATTCTCCTCAACCACTGACTGAGCCATACGGAGAGCTTCATCCCGCTCCCGCGAAGCTGTTTCCTTGGCTCTTCGTTCCTCATGGTAGCCCTTGCCCAGATGTGCCAGCCTATCCTTGAGTTTCTGGTCAGAGTACTTGGTTAACTCCTCATCAGTAACTTCTGCAGGTGCTTCGCGTAGCGGGGTTCGGTTTTGGTCTTCCGCAGGGGTGTCGTTGATAACCTCGATCTTGGTATCGCCATCAAGGATCACGCCATCTTCGACTTCATAAGCCGATTCTTGTGCTTCTGCTGTAGCCATTACACCCTCCCCAGACCACGGGGGTCTTCGATGGTGGCTTCAACGGAGTCATCGTTAATCAAGCGCCATTCAGTACCGTGAATCTTCATGCGTGTGCCTGAGTTGGGGCGGACAATGATGAAGTCTCCGACCTTGCAAGAGGGGCCAGATGGGAAGCGCTTCTCGTCTTTAAACGCATCAGGGCCAATCTTGGCGACGAACAGGACCGGGGAAAGCAGTTCTTCAAACTGCATTGTCTTGTCTGCTTTGAGAATACCGCTGTCATAGGCGAGAGCGGCTTCAGGAAGCATACACAGCAGATGGTATGTCACAGGTTCAGGCATTTGCTTTGCCTTGTCGATATCCGGCAAATCGGATACCGGCCCTGTCGGGTCGAGCTTCAACCCTATATTAAAGGTTTCCATAGTTTCCTTAATTACGCATGGGGTTTAATAAAGATTGGAGGCACCCCAGAAAAGCCTACCCAATTTCACTCGTCTTGTTGCTTCAGCCAAACTTTCATCTCGCTAACGATACGGTATGCCAGCATAAGGCCGTACACCTTGCCGACTATTTCCCGATACCGTGGGTAATCTTCAGCGCAACCATCGGCAAGCGCGTCTGTCAGCGCCTTGCGTTCATCGTCGATCTGCTTCTGCAGCAGGGTCATAACGTCACTCGCCATTCGTAGTCTCCTTCTTCTGTTTCGCTGCCAGCGCCTGTGCAGCCAACTTCATCATGTGTTGCTGCTGCTTATGGCTCAGCCCTTGAACATGAGCCTGCTGTTTATGCGCTGCTTGTTGTTGAAGCTGCTGCGCCTTTAAAGCTGCGGCCTGCTGCATTGCCTGTTGCTGGGCCTGTGCCTGCTGCGCCTGAATAGCCAACTGCTGCTGATGAGCCTGTTGTCCTTGCTGGGCTTGTTGCGCTGCTTGCTGCATAGCAATACGAGGGTCTGGGCCTTGTGGCTGCTGCTTCGCCGCTTCCATTTGCAGCTTCTGCTGGTTGTACGCAATATCCGCATCGACCTTCTTGGCCTTGATCTGGGCTTCCTGCCCTTTGATTTGCAACTCAGCCTGCTGCATCTGGATGAGCGGGTCTTGCGCTTGTTGCTGGGCCTGTTGTTGTGCTGCGCCAGCCTTATTCATCTGGAGCAACTGCGTAGCGGCTTGCGCTACAAGGCGAGACAACTGCACCTCCATCTCAGGCGGTAGTTCTGCATTGGGCAGCGGCAGCGGAGCGCCAAGACGATCCTCAATCTTCTTACGATAGGAGAAGGCCAGATGCTCAGAGATATGCGCCATGATTGCCGCCCCCATCTGCTGTGCCATCGGGTTCTGCCCAATCACTTGCGCGATCATCGGGTCTTGCATGAAGGTTTGATGCACTGCAATATGAGCATCGTGATCTTGCAGCAGGAACGCCTTTGTCGGTTTGCCGTTCAGGAACGCCATGTTCTCGCTGATCGGGTCTACCTGCAACATATCATCTTCAGTAGGAATCAGCTTCGCAGCGTTCTTAATACCAAGAACTTCCAGCATCTGCCGATGCAGCAGTGGAAGGTCATAAATCTGTGGTGCTGTAGCCGCCAACTGAAGTGCGGCCTGATACTGCATGATCCGCTGTGCCATCGTCGCACTATTGGGATCACTGACCGGAATGACTTCGACAAGGGAATAGTCCGACTTCTTGGCGCTACGATCCCCGCTCTCCGGGTCATACTCATAATCTTCAGCCGAGTGATCCCGGCGAATCGCGGCCAGCAGTTTAAACTCCTGCTTCATGGAGTTGTGTACACGGGCCTGCACAGCCGACATAGTTTTAAGCGTGCGTTCCAGCAGCGCCAGCGTTGTGCCCACCGGAGCATTGGCCGACATATCGCTGATGTTCATGTCAGAGATAGCCCCCAGCCGCCGTGCTTCCTCTGTCAACTGATTGAGCAGCGCCATCAGAACCTGACTCGGCTCCTTGTACGGCAGCGGCATGATGTTGTCACGCAGCACCCCACTCGCTACATCAACATCCCGCCACTCGCCCGGGCCGATGGGAGTGTCATCGCCCTTGATCCGCAGTCCCCGTGTCTTCATACCACCGGGAAGATTACTCAACTGGCCTGCATCAATAAGCTCACGGATGATGCTGGTGCCTGACCGGGCGTAGCCGCCGATCAAGTTAATAAGGCCCATCCCATATGCGCCAAAGCCGGGGATGTATGTGTACTGCACGAAGTGCTGGCGCTTTAACTGGTTCTCATCGTCCTCTTCCCAGTTACGGTACACGCTAAGAACTTTATTCGTCCCTTTCTCAAGGGTCACGATGTAGGGCCGTGCAATGCCGTTGGGGTCTTCGTCACCGGGGACTTCCCAATCCACTTGAATCTCACACAACTGATAGCGGTTGTCATCTGTGAGTGTGAAGCCCTGATGCTCGGCCTTCTTCTTCTCAATATCCGTATGCGTCTGCACCGGCTCGCCAAGATCAACCTCGCGGTAGAACCCCGCCACTTGCAGCTTCTTCACCTCGTTAGGAGTCTTACGCATGATATGCGTAACACGCTCAGATGTTTGTGCATCGCTGGCACCATAAGGGATGATTACATCTTCAGCCGGGATGAACATCGAAACTTGGCGTCCAAGCGCGGTGTCAAAGTACACCTTCTTGAATGAGGCACCGGATAAGCCGAGGGAGAACAACATCCGCTCATGTTCAGGCCGATACTCAGGCATCTTCTCGGTCAACTGGTAGTTCATGTCGGTACGAACTCGGGCCGCAGCATCAATCTTGTCCTGCGTTTCTTCTCCGATAATCTCGGTCTTGACCGGGCCTGCTGCCGGAAAAGTCTCCATGATCGTTTCGGACTGAAAGCGTATCGCTGCCTCTGCAAGAACTGTAGAGTAAACCCCGCATGCGCCTGTCCACGGCTCAGTGCGCTCCTCGTACTTCAGGCCCAGAACTTCCAGCCCCTTGATGTAGTTGTCCACCCAATCCTTGCGGCTGGTAATGTCGGCCTCAACCAACTCCATCAAGTCGCTGCCAAGCGTCTGCAACTCCGCTTCGCTCATCCTCTCAGCCAGATTCTCACCGAACCCGTCTTCTTCAACTTCAATAACTACCAGTGCATCAGTGGGTTCCCCCTCAATCTCAAACTCAGTAGGCTCATCGGCTGCGGCTTGCAGAAACGGATTCTGGCCTTGCGGCATAGAGTAGAGAGGTTTTTCCATGATTAGCCCTTAAGAGTAGCCCGATTGGTCTTGAGGTTGTAATTGTATTTGGATGTGGGCTTCCCGGATAGCTTAGACGCCCTATCCTTGGCACGCTCCTCTGCGGTCATCCTGTTCCGCGCTTCCCCCGCAGCGGTCAATTTTTCAGAGTCCTTCTCCATCTGCCCCCGCGCTCTGAGTAGCCCCAAAGCAGTTTCCCGGGAGCCAACTTGGGAAGTCAGGCGGTCAATCAGGTCATTTCTGCCTGTATGTTTCTGTGTCATTAGTAGTACCCTCCTGCACGCCGTGGTGTAAACGGTTGCCCGTCCTCGATATCTGTATTAAGTTTGAGCATCCCACCCTTACGGATTCGCATCAATCCAAGCGTCATAGTATCGACCTCATCGTCATGTTCCCCAGCAGGAAATGCCAATATCTCTTCCACAACCTCCGCAGCCCAATGCGTTTCAGGAAACCATATATGCCCCGATGCGTACATGTCAGCTACGGCATTCAACCGTGCTATCTTATCCTGCCCTTTACCCGGGCTGTAGTCCTGCACAAATATGCCTGATCTTCGCATCTCATCAATCAACGGCTGACCGCTTGCCTTGGCCTCCACAATCACACTGTCCGGTTGCCATATCTCATACTGCTCGTGAGCCATCTTCTTTAGCTCGGGAAACTCGTACTTGCCCTTGACCCGGTTCAGCAGGATAGCGTTAGTAACCTTGTCTTCGTTCGTCCATACACCCCAAGTTTGGCATACCGAAAAGTCCGAGCGTTCCTTAGTAGTGAGCGCAGTATCCCAAGCCTGTACAATAAAGTCAACTGCAGGTGGACTCTCGCTAGGCCACCACTTTATCCAATCCCGCTTAATAATCGCAGCTTCTGCAGCCGTGGGATTCTGCTGGTACTGCGCATACCACTGCCACATTATGTGGTGCATCGACGCCCGTGTTTGCTGCAGGCTTGCAATGCTCCACTGCTCGGGCCACAGAGATTTCTCCTCTGTAGTGCCTTCGTTCAGGATAGCCGGGAACTCAAATGACTCGTACTTATCCCCACCAACATTCAGTTCTGAATCTTTCAGCAGTCGCCCTATCAAGTCCCTTTGGTGCCATCTGGTGTTATGGCTAACCACCCCATTCGCTATGAAGCTCTCTGTGCCTTCAACCTGAATATCAAATACATCCTCTTCTCCATCAGGGATTATGGATACGATCTCATCCAGCGTGAGACTCAATGTACTTAATGGCTTTGCGGAGAAGATCGGGGGTGTTGCGTTCTTTAACAACGAGGTTGCATGAGTTGCATAGTAGTGCGCGGACTTTGCCAGTTGGGTGGCAGTGGTCAACAGCCAACCTCCGAACTTTCCATGCCGCTGGGGTGTTGGTGTCAGTTGGAGGCTCCCCGCATATTGCACAGACCCCAGACTGCTCGGAAAACATTCGGTCGTAGTCAGCCCCAGTGATCCCATACTGCAGCTTGAGATGCGCGTCACTTCGTTTCTTGGGGCAGTAGTGACCCCCTTTTGCTTTGCGCTCAGCGTAGATAGCTTTGTTGTTACACGCGAGGCAAAGTCCTTTAGCGTACGCAGGGTTGTTGCAGTCAGGTGTGCCGCAAGTCTTACCCCTCCACTTACCCCAACCAGTTGCTGCAAGGCTTTCTGGAGCTTCTCTACGCGCCTTGTGGTAGTGGTACTTACACTTTCCTCTAGCGTAGTGGGGTTCCGCGCATCCGGGTTCGTCGCACATACAAGGGACATCCCCACCTGCAAGTCGCATATTGGTATCCATTGTTCTACTCCGTTTTGGTTCACAAGCAGCGGATGCCGCTCATTCCCACGGATTATAACACCAGACTTCAACGCCACTGAATAAACGCGATCTAACCCTTGGTTTGACCAACCTAACACCTTAGCAGCACGGAACCCCCCATCCACATAGCTAGCTACCATATCTCCGGGCTGCACGTTTTTTATGGGTTTGTCGGTGCCGTTTGCCAGCGTGACTCGGGTATCCCCGGTTAAACAGTGCAACACGCATATCTTCCCACCCGGCATCAAGCGCGTGCGCAGGCCAGCACTAAACCACTCGTAGACCGTGTCAAGGGATGTGGTGTTCCCCATTTTGATGTCTTGCTCTGACAACGGATCATCTGCCACGATTAAGTTAGCCCCCCGTCCAGCTAACGCACCACCCACACCGATTGCGAAGAACTCACCCCCGGCAGTTGTGTTCCATTGACCTGCGGCCTTGGCATCTGCGGCAATTAAGGTATTAGGGAAAATCGTGCGATATTCTGTAGTCTGCATTAAGTTACGCACCTTGCGCGACATGACAACAGCCAGATCAACAGTATGCGAAGCCACAATAACCTTGTGATCCGGGTGTTTGCCAAGATACCACGCCGGGTAATATATGGAAATCATCTGCGATTTGCCAAAACGCGGTGCCATTGACACAGCAATCCGGGTTTTTACCTCCTGTTCTACGTCCATTAACAGGCTTCCGAGCTTTTTCAGATGAATACCAAACTTATATGCCGGGTCTACCGCAGCAATAAACGCGAGGAAGTCGTTTTGGCAGATATTTATCCGTTTGCGACCTTCTAGCTCATTCATCATCGTAAGAATGGCGGCTTTTTCCCCATCTGGCAGGGATTTTAGTATCTTTGTAATCTGGGATTGCGTCAGGCTCATACACTGACACCGACAATATCGGAAATATCCGGCAGGGAGGGATTACGCTGGTGCGCAGGGGTAGGCGCATCATAGGTTTCTGCTTCAATAACCCGTGTAAGCCGCTCCCGTAGCATCTGCTCAAGCTCTTCTGTGGGCCGATGCCGCATAGTAATCTCTGTTTTCTCAGTAAACAGGCCAACATCCGAGATTTTGCCCAGCATCTCAAGCGCCTTAATGCGTATTCGTGGGTCTGGGCTATCTGATTCAAGCAAAAGCCGATTTGTGATGTACGTTCTTAGTTGCGCTGCCGACTGTACTACCGTTTTGTCGTATTCAGACAGCAGGGCCGCTACCTGTGCTACTACCCCGGGGGAACACAAGTCCCGATCTGTCGCGTTTTTGGCCCCAGTAAATATTTGCCTCGCGAGGTCTTGCTCTTGCGCAGTTGGCTCTACCGCAGCACCAACGTCATCTAGGGCAGCTACAGCCGCATCAATGCGATCCTGTAGGGATTCAAATGTGGGGGAGAAGTCCGAAAGCGGTATTTCGGTTTCCAGCAGAACAGTGTACATAACGCAACCAGTTAAGGCGATGGGGGAAGTATACGGGAAATATAAAAAATTTTCGAGTGGCCTTTTTATTTTGGTGGGGGGGCATCCCATAATACCCGACTTATTTAGTGGGTTATATCTTTTAAAAATGTGGGCATCCTTCACAATACCCGACTTATTTAGTGGGTTATATCTTTTAGAAGCGCCGGGGGGTACTGCGCCCAGCGTAAGCGGCGCGTGGGACTCCATCTACCCATAAGTGGGGATGGGGGTGTAGTGGGGTAATAGGAACCCCAAAATTCTAACCCTAGAAGCTTGACAGAGTATATGAACTAGGTTACATTATAGGTGTCGGTTGATTCCGACAGTTTATTAACCCTTTTGGAGTATCTCATGTCGTTTATCCCATCTGCCATCACGAAGGCAATCATCACATCATTCGCTAAAGAGGCAAAGGCATTGGCCAATGTCCGCAGCGAGCAGGATAAAACAATCCAAAAAGCGCTGGATTGCATATGGACCGCGTGCACCATTGCGAAGCCTGAATTTATGAAAGGCAATAGTAAAACCAATGCAGCACGTGCAGAAGTTAAGGCAATATTTGACGCATTGGTTGAAGGAAAGTACATTGCCAAGGCGTCTGGCGCAATGTACCAATCAAGCTTCTGGATTGCCTTCGAAACCAGCGTGCCATTTAAACGTGATTTGGCATCGAAAGCAAAGCCTGAAGCCACTGGTGCAGCACCAGCACCAAAGCGTACCGTTAGCGCATCACGTGAGAATCTGGACCGTGTTTTAAATCAAGCGCTTAGCATGGCACGTGCACTAGGATTGAACGAATTTGCGGCGTCTATTTTGGATGTGGCACTCGATACCCTCGAAGGGTTCGCTGAGAAAGCCGAGTAAAACAAATCACCCCGAGC